GCATTTGATCTCTGTTGCTCTAATATTGCTTGCATTATCGTTTACTCTCTATTCTCTTTTTTTCTTCTTCTAGATACTGTATCAGCATGAAAACATAAATCTCACGCTCGAACGGAATCATTTCTTCTACTTCTGTTAGCGAATATTTATGATATTGCATCAGGGCAAAATTCATTTTGTAATAATTTGACAAATTATCATGACAAAGGTTTATCAAAAAAAACTGTCCATGCCCTCCAACCTAACTTTATGCTTTTTGCTACAAACTGGACAGCCGTAGTCGATATCATAAGTTAGTTTTGGCATAGTTTCAAAGAATTTTTGGATTTTCTGAAACTGATCGGTTGTTAAATTGTTGATAAACTCAAGTAATTCAGTTTTTGTCTGATCTTTAGCATGATAAACCTCATTGCCATCATAAATGTAGTCGATAGACTGAGAAATAATGTTAAAAACTGATTCTGTATCTGATTCTTTAAGGTTTTGAAACTTTTTAAGGATATCTACAGAAGGATATTTCATAACTACACCAACATCACCCCATAGATTGATGTTTTTCTCGTGTCCTTCTTTAGATTGCACTTTAATATCAGTCAAATTCACTGATACTTTAACTTTTGCCTCTTTATTTCTTTCTCCGTGATCCTCATCACATGAGAGAATTAGTTCTACAGTTTCGCCAACAGATTTTGATCTTAGTTGAGTGAAAATGTACTCCAAATCAAACATCGCAAGACTGCTGACATCAATTGTGTCTGTTATGCATGATGTTATAACAGTTTTTAATGTCTCAACCATCACCTTTTCATCTTCGCTTTGCTGAGCAAGCATTAATGCTTTCTGATCTTTAACCAGAAATGGGCGATAGTTGACAGTTTTATTTAACGATGGAACAACCAGACTGTAGACTGGTGTACTATTTGATGGTAATGCCATTACTATTCTCCTTTAGTCATATTCTTGATAAGTTTATTCAACTCAGTTGTGCTACCAACAAAGATAGCATTGTTTGTTACCTGTTTTGTCTTTTCAGACTTAGTTGGTTCATCTAGTTTCTGTTTTTGTTGATGTAAATCTAGTAGCTGCTGATTGATATCGGCTAACTGCTTCATTAAATTACCAACAACTTCAAATGCACGAGGATGTTCTGATTGTTGAGCAACCTCTATTGCTTTGTTAAGTGCTTCTTGTCCCTGTGTTAAAATAGATCTAAGATTATTACGAGAAACCTCATAGTCGTCTTCAATCTTTTCATTGGCTGGTTTTATAACTTCGCCATCTTGTGTTATCAATTCAGTTTTGCCTATTGGTGTTACGCCAAATTCAGCAGATAATGCCTCATCAATCTTCATATTATTCTTTCGCCTTATTTACATACTTATCAAAAATAGCGTTGGCTACCCAAACACCCATATAGCCCATAAAGTACCATTCTGGAAATGTAGTTGGATTGCTAACGATCAGATAGATAAAACCCCATGTGGAAATGACCCATGCTCCGAAGCGAGTGAATTTCTTTTCATCTAACTTTCCATCTTTACTCACTAAGTCTTTTATATCAAACGAGTCTTCTGGATTGCGATGCATTGCAATCATTGTTAAAAGAATGATAAAAAGAAGCACCCCAAGCAGTAATGCTAGGGTTGTTTTAATGGTAAGTAATGCTAGTATCTCAGTCATTAGAATCTTACAAGTCCAGGTAATTGACTAATACCGTATGTCATTCCATTACCAGTCATAGTATTGCTAGCAAACCCTGCTGCTGCAGTATTTAAATTTCTTTGGAAGTTATCGTAATTGTCAGTATACTCATTATACCAAACATCAGGAATTTGTTCTTCCGTATCAAGAACATCAATCGCAGTAGAAGTCCAGTATTTGTATTGCATAGTTACATTTAATTTCATTAGCTCTTTACTGGAGTTATCTAACTGGATAGCAGAAATAGTTTTTGGATAGCACTCATAAAGAGATATTTCATAACGTGTTCTATCGAGCACATCTTGAACTTCGATAAGCATATCACAAACATATTTGTTATAATAGTTAAATGCTCTCGTTTCTGGATTTTGAATAACATTTACCCAGTTGTCAAATAATGTCTTTACTTGTAAGCTGGCATCTACGTAAAATGTTAGATTGATCGCTTCATATAATCTCTCATATGGGATCTCACGAAACTCTCCATAAGATCTATTTTGAACTGTTGAATAGTTAACACCTGGAATTTGAACTGAATCGCAGAATAGTAAAACATTGTCTAAAGTTGCAGGAGATACTCCAGCTGGTGGATTAAATAAAACTGCAAATCGATTGGATCTAGCCAACGACTCAGTTTTAACTTGTGCTATAAATCTTTCGATCGACATTATTGTTTCCTAATAATTCTTTTTGAATCTGCCCACACTTCTTGTTTTGATGCTCCAACAAATCGTTCGACTGGCAGTAGCATAGCTGTCGCCCAGTCGTTTGCATTAACTCTTCTAAACTGACTTCTAACATGAGGCATAAGATATTGTTTTATACAAGGTTTAGCTGCATTGTATCTAGACACTCCATCAATAACTGCCCACGAATACTTTAGTCGAGTTGTCTCATCTAATCTATTGTTGTTCTTAAAAACCAACAACGAGTCAAGCAATCCTATACGAAGATTATATGGTAAATAATGCATATTTAAACCGATAAAACCATCTTGTGTTTTTCTGTATGGAAAAACAAGAGGGAATCTGTCGTAGTAAGGCAATGTTTCTTTTAACTTTGGATCATATATGTACATGTACAAATGTCCAGGCATAATCGTGGTCGTTAATTGATCCGTATTACCTGATATTACTTTCTGAGGTGTGAGATTTTCCCTCGCAAGCATTTGCACCTGACGATCGAACCAAGAACGAGATTTCTTAATCGCTGTGTTAAGATCGTACTTGTTTCTTTCGAAAACGTCTTTAATAGTTGGTTGTTTAGCCATATTAATTATTTAGGGGACAAGCCTAGCTCTTTTTCCGTGATAATTTTAAATTCCCAGTTACGATCTTTACAGTAGTTTTTTGCAGCTTCCCACTTAGCTTGATTCTTGATAAATAAGAGAGATTCTGTTAGATACCTTTGAGTTTGTCTTCCAGGATACACTGGTGGTAGAGTTTGTTTTGCAGGTTTAACCTCAACAAGAAACGTCTTCCCTTCCTTTATCGTAATTTTAAAGTCTACGAAATACCGATGGATTTTACCGTCGGTTGGGCATCTGTAAGGTATAATTGTTTCTTCTGAACTCCACCTTACTATGGATGGGTTTTTATCACACCAGTTGGCGAACATAGTTTCCCATGAAGACCTCATGATAATGTTTGTGGGGTCTCCGCTATACTTTTCTGGGAAGATTGGTTTAAATAACCTTTTATGGTACATCGCCTAAATAATATGTTAGATTTCCTAATATTTAGGGGTAGGCATGCCAAGTATAGATAGACAGATAGAAAAAGCTGATCAAGCATCCAAGCTGGATCGCAGTTTTAAATCAGACAAGTATAAAATAGAACAACATATGTATCCCTTCGATTTGATGGGTGAGGGATCAAATTACACCGCAAATCAATATGGTGGAAATTATGTAATCTTCTATATCAACGTCGCTGTAGATTCAAAACTTTTAGACAAGTCTAGGGGCAAAGCAGAAGAAATCACAGACGATGTTTCTTTCACAAGAGATCGTGGTCCACTCTTAGCAGAAAATCTATCTAAAACAGGATTAGTTACTGGCGCAGTCGCAGGAACTGCTATTAAAGGTTTAATCGCAGGTGGCTTTGCTGGTGGTAAAGCATTAACTGGTGCTGCAGTTGCAGCTGCTCCAGGTGCTATCGCTTTTACTGCTGCAGCTAATATTGCAGCATCAACAACTCGTGCACAAAAGCGACTAAAAACTGCGATTGCTTTGCATGTACCAAATCAGTTAAACATTCGTTATGGTCTTCAGTGGGGTGAGGAAGAAACAGCCACTGCCATGATGGCACCAATTCTTGGTGAAGCTGCACTAAAAGCACTTGATCAAAAGAATATAGACAACCTTGCTGCGCCAGCAAAAGCAGCTGTTGCGAATCTAGGTTTAACATCTGGACCAAATGCTGGTGCAGTTTCAGCTGCAACTGGTCTTGCAGCTAACCCACGTAAAGAACAAGTTTTTAAGGGTGTTGATTTTAGAACATTCCAGTTTGATTATCAATTCTTCCCACGTGATCCTAAAGAAGCAGAAAATGTATTGAACATTATCAAAGCATTTAAACTTCATATGCATCCAGAGTTTAAAGACGCTAATAAATTCTTATACATCTATCCATCTGAATTTGATATTTCTTACTATACAAATGGTAAAGAAAACACAAATTTACATCGCCATACTTCTTGCGTGTTAACAGAATTGAACGTAAACTATACACCAAATGCTGCATTTACTACTTTTGAGAATGGTATGCCTACTCAAATAAACGTAACAATGAGTTTCCGTGAACTTTCACTCATGGATAAAGATAAGATTGTGGAAGGACTATAATAAATGTATTTCGAAGACTTTCCAAGATTTGTTTATGACTTTGAAATTGGTGGCGAGAGAAAGGTTATTCTAATAACCGACATAACACGAAATGTTCGTTTTCGTGCAGAGTTGCTATCAAACATCTCTTTGTGGGATGAGTATGATATTGTAGACGATGAAACTCCAGAGATTATAGCTGAGAAGTTATATGGCAACTCTAATTATCATTGGATAATTATGCTATTAAATGAACGATTTGATTACATAGCAGATTTCCCACTATCATATCCTAAACTTTTAAAATATGTAGAAGACAAATATGGTTCAGCCAATATAAATTCTACACATCACTATGAAGACGCAAAAGGATTTGTTGTCAACTACGATAAACCAGGAGCAACTTCTGTTAGTAATCTACAGTATGAAGATAGATTAAATGAAAGTAAACGCAGAATTAAAGTCATAACACCAGAAATGGTAGATAGAGTTATTCAACAGTTTGGTGAATTGTTATAATGCAAACCTCTCAAGTTTTAAGAGTTGCTGGTGACGTAAATATTGAAAAGGTACAGGTGGTAACACCGAATGGACTTTTTCAGGATATCACCAACCAAGTAATAGCGATACAAGTTTTTGAAGACTTGTTTTCGCCATTTATTACTGGCACGTTAGTTGTAAAAGATACATTAGATTTAATCAATCTGTTTCCATTTGTTGGTGAAGAGTTTGTTGAGATGAAAATTTCAACACCATCTTTAAAAGTTCCAATTGAAGGTAAGTTTTATATTTTTAAGATGACCAATCGTGAGATGGTTGGTGATCGTACAGTAGTTTATGAACTACACTTTATCACTCAAGAAGCATTGATAGATCTAAACAAGCGACTAAGTAAAACCTTTTCTGGTAAGTGTTCTGATATTGCAAATACTTTGATGACGGATAAGACTGTTGGTCTACAACTGTCAAGAAAATTAAATGTAGAAGAATCTAAAAACAATACAAAGTTTGTATCCAATTTTTGGACTCCAGTTAGATGTTTAAACTACATTGCGAATACTGCAGTAAATAAAAATGGTTCACCATCGTATGTATTTTTTGAGAACAGAGCAGGGTTTAACTTTGTATCACTAGAAACTCTGTATACCAATAATGATGTGATGGAAGAATTTGTTTTTGATAACTATCAGCGTGACGATCTCGCTGGTGGTGGCTCAGCGAGAAATGTTCCAGAAGATTTTCGTCGTGTGAAAGAAATACATATTCCAACAGCGTTTGACTATATGGATCGTATTCGTTCTGGATTGTATGGATCTAAACAGTACAGTTATGATTTAACAACAAAACGATTTGGTAGTAAAAACTTTGATATGTTACAAAGTTTCCAAACAGACAAACACTTGAACCCATATGCAATGGCTGCAAAGACTGTTATCTATCGATACGCTTCTGTGATAACTACCATGCCAAAATATCATGGTAACTTTAGTGGTGCGGGCGATGTAACAAACTCTAATTTTATTCAGAAACGTGTTTCATTAATGAAACAGGCAGATGCAAGTAAAATACAAATTCTAGTTGCAGGAAGAACAGATTATACAGTGGGGCAAAAGATAATCTTAAATCTAAACAGAATGGAACCATTCCAAAGTAATGACACAGACACTCTTGATAAAATTTTCTCAGGTGCTTATATCGTTGGCGCAATAAATCATTATATTGATAGAGAAAAACATGAGTGTACTATGGAAGTATTTAAAGAATCGTTATTAAAAGATCTTGATGGGAAGAAATAAATGAATTTATACACTGGTGTAGTTGAAAATCGAGATGACCCATTAAGAGTTGGTCGTTGTCAGGTTCGTATTCTTGGTGTGCACACTGAGGATAAAAATGTATTACCAACAAATGATTTACCATGGGCATATCCAATGCAACCTGTTACCTCTGCTTCAGTTAGTGGTATTGGTTGGTCGCCAACTGGTCCAGTTACTGGAACATGGGTTGTTATTATGTTTCGTGACGAAGATCAACAGCAGCCAATTATGCTTGGTACTATTGGTGGTATCCCACAGACAAAAGCAGCAGAATTAGCCAAAGAAGAATCAACAGATAACATTCTTGCAACTAATGGTGGTATTTTAACAGACAACTCTGGCAATCCAGTTACTGATGGAACGGGTAATCCTATTCAAGTCGGCACTGCAGAAGCATCAAGTAAGCCAGTGCCATCCGCACCACCAGCAGCTGCAGCACCAAAACCAGATATAGCTGCACAACCAGTACCAAACAAACCATCTGATGATGTTTTAAAACAAGCGATCCCAACTAAACCACCTCCACAGTCTACATCAAATCCAACAAAAGCAGAACAAAATATCAAACACTTAATTGAAGCGTGTGATAAAGTTGGAGTAAAATCAAAATATGCAAAGTGTGCTATTCTAGGTATTTGTGGTGGTGAATCTGGTTGGTTGCCTGTCGAAGAAGGGTTCTATTATACTAGCGCAGAAACTTTAGCAAAAATTTTTAGATTGACTTTCCCTACAGTAGAATCTGCACAACCTTATGTTAAATGGCAAGGTACACGAGAAGATTTCTTTAGAGAAATATATTCTCCTCTAGGAAATGGATCATTAGTCGGACACACAGGTGCAGACGATGTAGCGAAGTATTTCGGTCGTGGATTTAATCAGATTACTGGTAAAGCACTGTATACGAAACTGCAAGAAT